TTCTATGGCGATGCGGAAGAAATCACCGACCGTGTTGAAGAAGTTCTTGGAGTCCATCCATTCGATATGGTGGATGGCGGACAAGAAGCGCTGGAACAGTCGGTATTGAAATTGGTCGAACATCTAGATCGTGAATTGGGAAACTGATTCCCCCGCTCGGCGGATACCAAGCGGTGGCGGAGATTTTGGGGGTGACCCGTCAGGCCGTGCGGGACCGGTGGCTCAGGATGCAACAGCCGTCGAAAACGAACCGCCGCCGGTCCGATTTCCCCCGCCCCGTCACCGTTACGTCGAGCGGGCCGATGTGGAATCTCAACGAAATTCATGAATACGCCCAGCGAAAGAAGCTGGGCAAATACAAGGAGGAATGACACATGAAAAAGTATATCGCTAAAGTGCAGTATTTGCCTGAGCGTACCCTCGTCATGACGGGTGTGGTTCATCGGCTCCATGGTGAGTTCTATCTCGTGGTGGAAGGTGACATCACGGAATGGTACCCGATTGTCTCAGACTTCCACGAACACGTCGGTTATGACGTATACGGGAACGACGTTTTCCTTCGCGACGTCGTCGGGTTCATCGCGCCCGACGGTCAGCGAAAGATCGGGATTGTCTTCGAGGACAGAATACGAGAAGTGACGATGGTCGCGGAGGTGCTGTCCTGCGAAAATCCGGGATTCACTGTCAGCCTGAAATACGAGGACGGCGAGGACTTTTCCCTCACCCTCAAAAGGGTCCGTAGGCTATGTAGCACTCTGGACCCGAATTTCAGTAAAATTGATGGATTCCTCTCTGGCCGGTCCATCGAGACGGACCGGATGGATGCGATCAGAAAGATCGAATACGAGGAATCGCGGGGTTAACCCAGTTCCCGGAGACTGGCGAAGGCCGCCGGTCCCGGAAAAAAAGAGCGTGGAAGTGATCATATGAGTGCCCCCGATCTTGACGGCGGGGGCCTTTTTCTTTTTACACTGAAGAAAAGGAGGGGTGCGATGCAGAAACGTATATGCAAAGCCAGTGACTGCACCAACCCTGTCCCGCCACGGCCTACGCCAGGGAAGCCGCGGGAATACTGTTCAGCTCAATGTCGGGACCGGGAAAAAGCGCGACGGTACCGGAAACTCCGGGCAAAGAAAGGACTGTGCCCGCAGTGCGGCGGACCGATGGATTCGCCGGTATCGCCGCACCGGAACAAAGTCAGCCCGCAGTATTGTTCCCGGTGTCAGGAGTATTTCCGGGAACGCCACCAAAAAAAAGAAAGAGCCCGCCAGCTAGGCGGGTTCTTTCTGCTAAGAAAGTGTTACTTTGTTTCAATCCCTAGTAGGTACGATTAACTACATGATACCACACCCCGCACAAAAAGACAATCCCCGCCCAGCGCATAGCTGAGCGGGGATCGATCATTTCTTGGCACCGAATGCCCGATACAGCATCGTTCAAACTTCTTCCCGCTTCTGACCTAATGATGAGGCTTGCTAGTGGACTAATGGCACAATTTGAGGTGGTCTACGAAGGAGAATTCATTGTATCGCCGATTGCTATTTTCTTCGAATCAATTTAGTGTTCTTATCCCAATTTTCCATTTGCTTTTTTATAGTATCAAAACGTTCATCCTGTTCTTTTGAAAACTTTTCGAATTTCTCAATATCATCCATAACTTTCTTGTGCACAAACCCTATGAATTGTTTGGTTTTAGAGAACATGCGAAATGCCTCCTTTTTCTGAACTTTATTATACGCAAAAATTATTAATTATACCACTGTCAAACAACCCCGCCCAGCCACACGGCCAGGCGGGGTTCGTTCATTTCAGTGCTCGATACAGCATCGTCCAGACTTCTTCCCGCGTAACCGGGTCTTTGGGGCGCGTGCCGTCCGTGATCCCACGGCTGACAGCCCAGTCGCGGGCTTCGCGAGCCCAGGCGGATACCTCGTCTGTTGCCGACGGCTGCGCGGGCTGCTTCGGCCGGAGTCCGTATGTCTCCACGATGCCGGCGACGATGGCCTCCGCGCATTTGCGTCGGTATGCATCGGACTTCAGCAACTCGCACTCCTCGCGGTTCGTCATGAACCCGCATTCCACGAGGATCGCGGGCATCTTTGTCTCGCGGAGCACGTGGAAGTTCGCCGTTTTCACCCCGCGATCCGGACGGCCAGTCGCGCGGATCAGGTTTCGATGCACCGCCTCCGCGAGCTTCAGGGCGGCCGCCGGGCGGGTGGTGTATACGTAGGTTTCGATGCCTTGCGCCGAACCCCAGCCTTCCCCGGCGGCGTTCGCGTGGATCGACACGAACAGGTCAGCCTTCCACGCGTTGGCCTTGTCCGTGCGCTCCTTCAGCGGCACGTCCCGGGCGTCGGAATGCGTCATGAGGATTTCCACGCCTTCGTAACCGTGTAGCAGATCATCGGCCACATAGCGGGCGACGACGCTGTTAAATTGGTATTCCCGGAGCGATCCGTCCGGGCTGCGCTTCCCGGGTGTTTCCGGACCATGCCCCGCGTCAATAACGATCTTCATTCTCCATCACCCTCGCCCTTCTCGACTTCCGGCAGACCCGCAAGGCTCGTCAGATAACTCATGATCGTCGCCAGCAGTACCGTTCCGCCAACCACCCGCCAGTCGACTTCGCTGAAAACCGTCGCCGCGCCGATGGCGCCGATGGCGGCCTGCGCCGCCGTCCGGGCCGCGCGGATGGTAGCGGCCGCGAGCCACTTCTTCGCCTTTTCCGACATCGTCATTCCCTCCCCTCCAGCCGGTCAATCCGGCGATGTGCAGATTTTGCGCTTTCCTCCACCCGGGCGACGCGCTCCACCAAGTCAGCGTAGTCCTGCCGCATGAGGCGGATTTCCACGCGCATGTCGTCCACCGCCTGCCGGATATAGTTCACGCTGGCGCGCAGCTCGCCGTCCTGAGCGCCGTCTTTTCGGACAGTCCGCGCCCGGCCGAGCCAGCCCAAGATAATGCCGCTGATAGCGGATGTGGCGGAAATAAGGGCCGTGATCGTGAGAGGTTCCATAAACCTCACCCCTGCGCTATAATGTAATCGTTTGCCATGTCCCTGTGCGCGGCAAACCGGGAGGAGGCGAGGTTGGGGAACCGCCCTCTCGTCCCCGCCACACAGGGGATTTTTATTTATGCGGGTCTAGGTCGCTGGTATGCTGACCTCGATTTCGACGGGATCACATCCAGGTGCAGCGACCAAAATCCGATGGTTCCCCGAGTCAAGGGTGATGCTGGCCGATCCCGAGAATTCCACCGGATTTCCGCCGTCCACGCTATAGTACATCGGTCTGCTATCTTCGACAACCTGGCCATTCCACTCCGTTCCTTCGATGACCGGTCTGCGGAATTCGGCTGTCAGCACCCCGGATTCATACGTCGCATGAATATTCAAGGCTTTTGCGCGAAATGTCCGTACTATGGCCGTCTGATACTTCGTTTTGACTTCTCTAATTTCGAGGATTACATCCCCGTTCAACTCGAACATCTGTTCCCACCTCCATCTAATCCAATAAATACGCGACTTTGGTTATAACTTCTCCGCTTCCGGATAATTTGTGAGTGACCAACAGCGACGTGTTAAACCTTGCAAAAAATTCAAGTGTAGCCGAGTTTCCGGCAGATCCTCCGCTCGTTCTGGCGAAAGCATCGGAATCGCTGACGAGCGTTTTTCCATCAATAACAACCTTGAGATTCCCAGAATAACTAGCTGATGCGCCGGTTAACAGCTGGTTGATGGACACAAGGATGCCCGAGCCGCTAATCGAAAGAATGGTTGATTCTGTAGTGCTGGATGTTCTGCCTTGAGCATATCCCGGGGTCATCGAAGAAAGATCCGTTCCCACCGGCAACCACTCCGTTCCATTGAAGTATTCGAGGACACCGCTGTTAATTCTGAAGCTAATACTGTTCCGCAACCGCGTGTCGACGTACTGCTTCGTCCGTTGCGGCGTCATGTACACGTTGTTGGAGCTTCCGCTCTCCGCCTGCGCTTGTGTCGCGATTCCGTAGTTTTGTACGTTGCCGAGGCCAATCTGGGCTTTTGTAACGGCGTGCGGGTTGTCGGTGCGGTTGGCGTGGGCATCCACTTCCTCCTTCCTCGCCACGTCATCACTCGCCGCTGGCGCCGCCGCCTTAATTCGCCCCGCGCTATCACGCTGAACAATCGTGTTCGGCGTGGCCGCAGAAGTGGCGCCGTGGACGCCGGTGGTGGCGGATGCATGATCCTCAAGATTCTCGCGCAACGCATCGTAGTCATACGCCGTGAACAGCCGCGCCACCTTGACCCCTGCGCCCCATGACTTTGCCGCGCCTTGGAATCCGCGCGTTACACCGGTCAGGTTGTTTCCGCTTTTTCCTGTGTAAAGGATCGTCTCCGCGTCCTCACCGATACCGATGGTGCAGATATTGGGCGGATCAGGCAGGACGCTGGCATCCAGCAGCGGAATCGTGGTTTGCTCATCATCGATCGCGCTGGCGAGCTCCGTCTGCGGGCTGTTGGGCTGTCCCGGGTACATGGTCTGCATATATCTCACCTCACAAATTATGGTATAATGAGTTCAAAAACATAGGAGGTCGGAATGCATGAAGCGTACAATATTCGCGCTCGCCATCGGTATGCTAATCGGCAGCGCCGCGACAGCCTTTGCCGCATCCGATACGGTGACAGCGACCATCACCAAACTCCGCTTCGTCGTCAATGGCGAGGAGCAAAAGCTCCGGACTGATCCGATCGTCGTCAAAGGGACGACGTACCTGCCGGTCCGCGAAGTCGCCTATATGCTTGGGTATGATGTTGTCTACAGATCGGATAGTAAAACGGTCGAGTTTCTCGGCCCCGTAAACACCAATGTACAGAGAGGAGCGTCTGAAGTGGCCGATACGATCATTGAAACGACGTGGATCGACCTGAACACGCTGGCACGGGAATACGGCGTGCGCATCGAAGTGGGTGAAAACCTCAGAATCGGGGATTTCGTTGTTGCGCGCCCAGCCGCTGAACCTGACCGTGTAACTGTCATTGAGACGGAACACAGAAGCGTAAGGATAAAAATTGAGAGCGGTCGGTTCTATGTCGATCCGGACGAACTGAAAGAGGCGGGAATCATTCAGTAATTCCCGCCTCCTCTACTCTGCACAAAAATTTGTGTAAGAACCGTCGCCACAATACGCCCGAGCGAATTGGGCGTTATTTCTATTGTGTGCCAGGTTCCACGCTGAATGCGACCACCCGCGTCCTTCGCGAGGTATGGAATGATGTCCACCTCATCCGCGCTCGTACCCAATCCCGGAACAACATTCCCATCGACTCGCACGGTCACGGCTGTCGGCGTCGGACCCTCGAAAATCCCATACTCGATGTCGTGTGTGTGGTCAGGCAAAGTCAAGTCGTGCGTGTGATCAGGGATATTTACAGTGTGATTATGAGGTGGAATAATCACAGTATGAGAATGTGACGGGATTGTGACGGTGTGATCGTGTTCCGGAATTGTAACAGTATGGTTGTGAGCAGGAATCGTCACATCGTGATAATGGTTCACGTCTTGAATAATATGTCCGTGTCCGCCAGACGGTATAAACGTCACCGCTCCACCGCCAACCGTCATGAGTTGCGTGCCAGGTGGAATGCCGTGGTTGTGATCAGGTATTAAATTTGTGACACCGAAACCGCTGGTGTAGCCTCTTTCGAAATACCAGACGTTTCCGCCTGATGATTGTACTGTAGACGGGGCTGTCGATGTCGTCTGTACTTGCTGCGGTACCGTTGATGTTGTTTGTGTTTGCTGCGGTACCGTTGATGTTGACTCCACCGCTTGCGGTTGTGTAGACGTTGTTGGAGTCGATGATCCCCCCGCCGCGGTCGTAGTGCTTAAGGCGCCCCCACCGGCAATCGCCTTGCTGTACGCCCGAAACGCCTCCGCTCGGTACGACAGACGCACTTTGTTTATGCGCACCGTCTCCTCCGGCACCCAAAAACGCAGCACCGCCGGATGGTCCGGATCGCAGTTGTCCGCGAAATCGTGACTGTCGAAGTTGGTTGCGCCTTGTGCGTATACCTCGTTCGCGTACTGGCGGTTGCGAAGGTCCGCAATACTCCCCGCAATATCCTGCGGCCGGTTGGCGATCTCGATTTCGACATTGCCCGGCGCTCCGATTACATCTTTCTTGCGAACATTGAGCACCCGGAACGTCACGTCCTCGCCGATCTCCTTGTCAATCACCCGAACCATCGCGCCAGTGCGAAATTTGTCGATTGGGTCTTTCGTCAGCGCGTACAGCTCCGATGCCTGTACGGTGTACGTCACTCGCGGATGCTTGAGCTCGTTCAGCAACGCCTGACAGCGGGCCTTGAGCGTTTCGGGATATTCAAACCGGCGGTCAACAAACACAGTCTGCATAAGGCCGTAACGCTGAATGTATTCCGGCTCCGCGTCGAGGTAGGGTTTACCGCCGTTGATCTCCGCGAATGTGAGTTGGTTGACTCCCTCGCCGTAGCCGAGGCCGTATATACGCGTCACCACGTTCGACGGATCGATGGTTCGCTCGATTCCCTGCATATTCACGCCGTACCTGATGACGGCCTGAACATCAGTGGACGGCCGCACCAGGTTCAGCGTCCACGGGTACGACGTGGTGTCCCAAGTCCACATGTATTCATCCACAAACGGCTTCGGCACGCTGAAAAGAGCCCCCAGCAGGTTCTCGTTCTCCCAGTTGTATTCAAACTGGTGGGAAAATTCGACGGTGCCGAGCTGCCAGCGCGTCACAGACTGTTTGGAGAGGATGTAGGCCAGCACGTCCCGGGTGTAGATGCCCAGGTTACCGATGGTATGGTACTGAAACAGGATGTCGTCCAGCAGCGTCCCCAGCACATGCTCGCACTGGTACGTGATCACGCTGCCGCTTGAATCTTTTCGCAATGTGCTGTTCAGAATCCTGAATAGCTCAATGCGCCCGGACTCGTCGAATATTTCCGCGAAATACAACGGCCGGCACTCTGCATTTTTTGGGTCGTCCGCGGGTAGGCTGAACGATGCTGTCCAAAGGGCGTTCATGGGCATCTCGTATTGAATGCCGAAAGCATTTTCCAACATCGCCACCCGGCGCATCTGCAGATCGTAGATCGTCACGTATGACTTTCTCATGCTTTCCCCTCCTACACGTACCGATCCCGGAACGTAATCCGCATCCGGACCGTGCGGCCAGACTGGTCGTCGGTGTAAATGATCTCGTTCTCGCCGGTGTTCAAGTCAAAGAAATCTCCAGACATCAGATGAAGCGCGTTCTGGCCGTTGAGCGTGAACTTGAGTTTTTCGTTGTCGATGACGATCTTGTCTCCAGGCTTAAACTCGCCCGAAAACTCGATCACATCCACGTGGTATCGGCCGGCGGAAAAGCTGACTTCGAGCGTTGCGTCAATTGCAAACTGCCCGGTTCGCTCCCGGACGCCGGAAGCCTCCATTTCGGCGGCGGCGTCGACTAGAAAAGCACCGAATTGCTCCCGGACGGCCGCAAAAATCACGTCGGCAGACAAATCGGTCTGAAAGTTCGGGCTGGCCACCACGTTCGCCAGCGCATGCACATCGCCGCTTGCGTCGATCACAAAGCTGCCGTAAATTTCGACGCTCTCCGTACGGTTAAACGGCAAGCGATTAAATCCACCGATCATAACAGCCTCACAACGCCGTTGTTGATGTCGATCACAAACCGGTCACCGGCCATGATCGTCCTGGGCGCCGCCAATTCCGCAAAGGCGATCAGGTTACCACCGGCGGCCGCGTCCCGGATACCAACGTGCGTGATGGTGCCCCAATCCCCTTCCGCGACCGGAAACTCCACCTTGACGCTGTTTTTGATCGTTTGCTTTCCGCCCTCGATGGTCGGAGCGGAAAACGTGATCGGTTGCCGCGCATATCCGGCGCCTGAAACTTCCGTTCCGGTATCGTTCGGCGTCGGGTTCGATGTGTAGAGTGCCAGGTAAACCGGATCAGTCCGGAATTCCGCGTTTAGAATCGCGGCCGCTTTTGCGTAGGAGAAGCTCATACTCATCACTCCAATCTATACTCATTTGTGATCTTGAAATACGTGATCGTCTCCATCCCCTCATTTGTCAGCACAATCACTGGAGAGGTACGAACGTTGCCAACGACATTGACGATTTGCTCATAGGGCGAGGATGTGATCACGTCCTCATGGATCTGCTCCTGGTCAGAATAGGCGAAAGGATCAAAAGCCACAAACGGGAGCGAAAACAACCCTGTACCGATGATCCGCTCCACGTCCAGACTGCCAACAAACCGGACCGTGAAAAACTGCCCCGGCCGCTCCCGGAGCCGCAGTTTCAGCGTGCGAGGTCGGCCAAAGCTGTCCACCAGGTAACGGGAAAGCTCCATAACCTTTTGCTGCAACTCCGTCGCGTTTCGGGTCACGAAAGCGCAGTCCAATACGATGGAACGGGTGGACAGCTCGGCGCCAAAGTCATACTGTCCATGCCGACCAGGGATGGTCAGCGTTCGATCCACCGTCGCAGGCAAGCCCGGGCGCCGGGATGTGCCACGGACTACAAAACCAAGGTCGACGTTTGATTTGTCATCGAGCCATACGGCCTCATAGTTGTTCACCCGCGCACACCTCCCAGGCCGCGTTGTGCTTGCGTTGCCATGCTCCAGATTTCCCGCGCCAACTGCCGGATGTCGTCATCGTTTCGCACGACGATCGTCGCGCCTGCGAACAGACCATCCATGTTGATCGTGCTGGATGCGGCAGCTGCAACCCCGCCACCCGCCACCGCGACTCCCGGCATCGACAGTCCGCTGAGACCACCCGTGACGGCCGCGGCCATCTCGGCCGCCTCTCGGCGCACGGCGTCGATGGTCTTTTCGAGACCGCGCACGAAGCCCTCGCCGGTATACTCGCCGAGCTGCATGAGGACGCGGGAGGGAGACTTGATACCCAAAAAGTCGCGTAACCCGCCGGTGATCTTGTCCGCGATGTTTTTGACAGCATCACCAACCGATCCGATCATGTTCTTTATGCCATTAACGAGACCCTGAATCATATCTTTACCAAGCTGCATGAGCTGCGACGGCAACCCTTTGAGCCAGTCGATTGCCTCAGTAACCCCAGTTACAATAGCATCCTTTACCCGCGTTACAGTCGTTACGACCGCATCGCGCATTCTCTCAAACATGTCTGTGCCGAGCCGATACAGCGTGCCCGGAAGGTTGCGGAACCAGTTAAGCAGCTCGTTCCACGTGGTCCTGACTCGGTCGATTGTATTCCTCACGACGTCCGTGATCGTCGTCCTGATCCGGTCCCACGCGGTGTTCGCCGCGGTCCGAATGCCCTCCCACGCGGTACTGAGTGCATCAGAGATCAGCCTGAGCGCCTCAGAAAAGACTTGCTTGATTCCGTCCCATATACGGCCGAAGGCATCCTTGAGGTTGTTCCAAATAGCTTCGGCGTCCTTTTTCAGATTCTTAAAATCACCTGTCACAAGATCGATGATGAGCAGGAGCGCACCGGCGAAGATGTTTTTGATCGCGTCCCAGGCGGCCGAAAAAATCTTTTTGAATCCGTCCAAGATAGGTCGGATCACGTCTAAGATTGATTCAAAGGCGTTTTTCGCCATGCCTTTCAATTTGTCCCACGTGTCCGAAAGAAACGCCACAATACTGTCCCACAGGCCGACAAGAAACTCTTTGATCGTGTCCCAATGCTGCGCTATCAACAACGGTATTCCGATCACAGGAGCGATGATAGCCAGTATCGCCGGTCCCCATTCGGAAAGGAAGTTTTTCAACCAATCCCAGGCGGCCGAAAAAACTTCCTTTGTCGATTCCCACAGGTTACTGAAAAACTCCTTGATCGTGTCCCAATTTTTGATGATGAGATAGGCGCCAGCCGCAAGAGCGGCGATTGCGGCGATCACCAGCCCGATCGGACCCAAAAGCGCCGTAAATCCCGCCGCCGCCCCGCCGGCTGCCGTTCCTGCTGCAGCTGTTCCTGCTGCGGCTGCGGTGCTGGCTGCGGTCAGCCCGCCGAAGGCCGTAATGATCGCCCCTATCCCACTGGTCAGTTGCCCGATGATGATCAGGAGCGGGCCGAGTGCGGCCGCGAAACCTGCGATCCCGATGATGACCTTCTGGGCTCCCTCGTCAAGGTTGGCGAACCAGCGAGCCATATCCGCCACCATGTCGATGATCGGCTGTGCGGCATCAAGCACGTCCATCAGTGCCGGAATGAGCGCTTGTCCGAGCGTGATGGCGACGTCGGTGAGCTGGTTCCGGAACATCGCAAGTTGCGACTCGGTCGTCGCATACCGCTGCGCTACTTCGTTCTGCAGGGCCGAATTTTCCGCCCATGCTTGCGTCGCCGTCTCCAGGGCGCCGCGCAGCACGTCGTTCGCCCCAGCCAGACGCAGCATCGTGTCTGATTCGCGAATGCCCCTGATTCCAAGCTCGTTCAAGATCGCGGTCAGGTTCGCACCTTCAGCGCTCGATGCGGCCAAACCGTCAACAAATGCCTGCAGGGCGGCAGCCGGATTTTCTCTGAACGCACGAGCAAAATCTTCCGCCGACATGCGAGCAACTTTTGCGAAGTTTTCGAGGTCTTCCCCGGCCTCATCAACGGCAATTTGCATCTTTTTGAGGACCGTGCTCATCGCCGTGCCGCCGGCCTCCGCCTCGATGCCGACCGAGCTCATCGCCGCGGCGAGCGCCATGATCTGCGCCTCGGTCATGCCGATCTGCGCGCCCTGACCGGCCAGCCGCAGGCCCATCGCCACGATCTCGGCCTCGGTCGTGGCGAAGCTGTTCCCAAGGGCGACCACCGCGGAGCCGAGGCGATCAAAGTCCTGCTGGCTCATGCCGACGATGTTGGCAAACCGGGCAAACTGCGTCGCGCCTTCTTCGGCCGTCAGGTTCGTCGCCTCACCGAGGCCAATCATGACCTCTGTAAACTTGAGGATGTTATCCGTCTCGATGCCGAGCTGACCAGCGGCTTCAGCGACAGCCGCAATGTCAGTTGCTGCGGCAGGCATCCGTTTCGACATTTCACGGATGCCCTGTTCGAGCTGGGCGAATTCTTCTTCCGTCGCATCAACTGTTTTTCGCACACCAGCGAACGCCGATTCAAAGTCAATGGCCGCTTTTGTAGCAACCGTACCGAGCCCGACAATCGGCGCCGTCACACCGACGGATAGCTTTTTACCCACGTCGGACATTTTCTCGCCGGCTTTTTTCATCTTCTCGCCGGCTTCCTGCATACGCTCTCCGAGTGATTTAACGGCGGGCTCCATGCCCTTTAATTGCGTCTCGAGCTTTTTTAGCTCCTGCTCGGTCTTCGCCACTTCGCGCTGGAATGCCCGGTACTGTCCTTCGCTGATCTCGCCGCGCTGGAATTGCTCATTGACCTGCTCCTGCACGGCGCGCAGCCTGTCCAGCTTCTCCCGTGTGTTCGCGATGGCATCGCCGAGCAGCTTTTGCTTCTGCGCGAGCAGTTCTGTATTCGAAGGGTCGAGCTTGAGCAGTTTCTCGACCTGCTTGAGTTCGGATTGGATGTCTTTCGATCGCTTATTAACATCAGACAGCGCCTTGCTCAAACCCGTTGTGTCAGCGCCGATGACAACGTTGATCCCGCGGATTGTCTCAGCCATGCGCACCACCTTCCACAATGGCGCGCAGCCGGTTCATTTCGGCACTTATCTCAGCTTTTTTGTTTTCGATCAGCTGCAGCAGTCTCCGCAACGCTTTTCCTTGTGCGTGTTTTCCTCTTCTCATTAACGCCCGTTGTTCTTCCTGCAGGCGCATGATTTTTGTATTTTGATAATGACCGTAAAAACGGCCGCAGTGAGGGCAGGTGAAACCGACTGCTTCAATGCCGTCTCCGATATGAGCAATCCCCACTTCGATCAATACAAACTCCTTCTGGCACCCTGCATCGCAGACAACCTTTTGCAATCGACTCACCCCTCACATGCGGTAGAATGCGTCAATGTCTTCCTGCGTCGCCTCACGCGGCTCGTCAGGATCGACGCCCAGATAGGCGTGTACAAAGTCGATAAAATCCTGCATAGTCAGCAGATCGAGCTCCGCAAAACTGAGCCCAATTCTTCTGGCCGTTGCAAGGATGTTGATGTCGGCCCGTTCACATTGATTCCGCGAGTCACCTTTGGGCCGCCGGTGCCACGGCCTTGTTTCGACGAAAAAAGATTTTCGTCGCCTCTTCCATTACTGCCGTCATCAACTCTGGATCAAAAATGTCAATATCCTCGTGCTCTTCGAGCCAGCGGGTGAACGACGGGAATTGCCCGCCCACCCCGGCGGCCGTCCGTGCCAGCGTCCACACCAGCCGAAGGATCGCCACCGAATCTAGTTTGCTCAGGTCAAGTCTGGACGGGTCGACCTCGACGCCGTTCGAGAACGCCTGAAACCCGACCAGCCCCGTTATCATCCCGGCCATATCGCCGAGCAGGTCCCGGCCAAATTCCTGTTGGTAATGCAAGAGGCTCAAGGTCGAGCCCTTGAGCCTCAACGTCTTGTCGCCGATCGTGACTTCGCGCATCATTCATCCTCTCCAAAGTCCGGGACATAGACGGCGTTGAAAAAGTTGTTGAATTCCGTCTGGTTGGTATCGCTCAGTTCCATCTCGCCCCGGACGATCATCTTACCGCCGATCTCGATCGGGCTGATCGTCAGGTTGAGCACGTCCGTGTTCGGCGTGATCGACTCTGCCTTCGTCTGCCGTTCTTTCGCTGGGCGGGCCGCCACGCAGTCGTAGAAGACGAACCGGCGGTTGCGCTTGTCACCCTGCACCTGCGCCATGAGTGCAAAGTGCTTCGGAATTGCGTCCGAAACCTCGATCAGCGCGCCGTTTTCGTCGATTTCCCAACCGAGCATTTCGGCCAGGATCGCGTCCGGCACGTTCGCCATCTCCAGTTCCGCCGTGTAGCCGTTGTTCGTGGTGTAACTGAAATACAGCGTGTTGTCCGCATAAAAGTTCGTCGTTTCGCCGACGGCTGTCGGCGTGAACCGCACCGCGCCCGGAATCGGGACCGGCGTTTTCCATGCCGGTTGCTCCGGTGCCTGATCGTCAAAAAAGGCGATGTGCACCTTTTCCAAGCCGAATGTCACTTTGTTCTGAGACAATCCCTTCAACCTCCAATCAGTTGGATTTCATAGATGGTCTGGAATAGCTTCTCATCTTCGAGATAGGTCCCGGTCTTACTGTACGGTAGCCCTAGCTCCTTGAGTTTGTTCTGAACGGCCGCCTCCGCCGTCAAATCTTTGTGATCCGTGTACAGCTCGATTTGGATGTTCGACACTCCGACGTAGTTGATATTGTCGGCCATCACGTCCGAGCTGTACGCCTCCCGGTACACGATAAACGGCGGCTTCGGTGCCGGGTTCTGCGGCGTATCGACAAAATGAGAGTAGGCGACCGGATATCCGATCGCCTTCAATGCTTGATTCAGCTCGGCCAGCGTCATACCGCATCACCCTCCGTTCCGGATGATCGCGCGCACCCGCTGCTGGAACGCCTCAATCTCCTTGTCGGCCGGAGGTCGGATGTGCGGCCGCTCGGCTACGCGCCCACCGCCGCGCTTCGCATGACCGAATTCGAGCAGGTGGGCGAGCCATGGCTTCTTGCGGTTGTAGATGACATAGCGGATCTCGCCGTCCCTACCCTGCTTTTTCCGGGCCCAACCTTTTGCGTACTCTCCAGTCCGGCGAGGCGAGCGTGCGCGAATCTCTTTGACCAAACGTTGGCTCGTCTGGTCAGCCTCGCGCTCGATGGCTGCCGATACGTCTTCGGTATATTCCTTCACGGCCAGCGTGATCTCGGCGGCGAGGTTGTCGATGCTGACGTTAGCCATTGCCGATCACCCTTTCGGCCGTCAGCTCGATCTCCTCGGTCCCGGTCTGGTATGTGCGGATCACACGGTACCGTTTGCCCTCGAACTCCACGATCCGCTCGCCGCTGTACTCGTAAGCGTGAACCGTGAAGACGTATTCCGGCTGCAATCCGTCGGCATATCCGCTGTAAAATTCCGTTCGGCCAGCCGACTTGACCGAGCACAGGATCGTCGTCCGCATCTCGACCGGCTTTTGGTTTCCGATCTCGTCCTCTTCGATCTGCTGGCCGATCAGTGTCAGCTCGTGGTCATACGTCACCGGCACCACCGCCCGCCGAAATGATCAGGTTATGAAGCCGGTACTGAAGATGCCGCGGCATGTCCCCCGATGCATCGCGGGACTGGTAGCGCCACGTGGCGTAGTCGACGACGAACATCAGGTGATGAGCGTCGTCAGCGTTCAGCACTATCCCCTTCTCCTTCGTGAGCTCGTCGATCACGCCGGAAATGATGGCGGCCAGGTATGAGTCCCTGACCGCCGTTGTGATCCCGAGCCGGGCCTTTACGAGTGCGAGGATTTGCTGTTCGTCCATAGACGTCACCCGCTGTCATCGCGCTTGGTGCGCTTACGCGGCTTTTCCGCCGGTTCGTTGCCGGCGCCTTCGTCGGCCGCCACATACCCGAGACGAACCAGTTCTTCCGTGCGTTTGCCGTCGTATTCGTCACCAGCGCGATAGATGCGTTTCGTGACCTTGCATCGGAAGTCTTTCAAAACTTTCGCCATGATCAGCATCAGCCCTCCAAACAGGAGAGCCGGGCGTCTTGCCCGGCATCATCAAACTTCCGGCGTTTCATCATTGGCCGTATCCGGCGCGAACGGGATCGTCGTGGTCGGATCGGCGTTGTTGATATTGACCGCCACGAACGCCTCACCGAAGATCGGCTTGCCATCGTAGCGAGCCGTCCCTTTAAACACAGTCTGGTCTTCGATGAACCGCACATGCTCGGACCTCCCGAACGTACCGCCCTTGCGCTCGACCAGCCGATACAGCTCGCCATACCCGCCGACGATGTCGTTGTCCGGAATGAAATCCAGCTCGACAATATCACCACCGATGACCGGCATTTGATTGTTGATGCCCGCGACGATCGCGCCGGCAGCGTTGAACACGACAGCCTTGCTCATGAGCGTCGCCTTCGTCTTGCGATTCATCGCCCAGAACATCGCGCCGGTCGTCGTGTAGTTCGCCTTCGGGATGCTACCGAGCTTGAGCACGAGCTCGGAGAAAAACTGCTGTTCCGTCTTGCCCGTCGGATCGATTTTCACGAGATGGGTCGTGTGCAGATCCGTCCACTCCGGAGCGTTCGGCCCCCAGTCGTCCGGCTTCGAGGTTTGCGCCAGGCGCGTCACGATGCCAAGCGGCATCTTCTTGCCGGTGCCATACAGGATCGCCTTGTCCAGCGCAAAACCGATCGCTTGCGCCAGGGCGTCGAGGATGATTTCGGCCAGATTTTCGTCGGAGTCCTCCAGATCCGAATTGTGGACCGGGATGAAGCCGCCGACCTTATAGCCGTCGACCTCGATCTGGTTGAAGACGATCGACAGCTCATTCAGCTTGCCGTGTGCCTCCATCCAGATACCTTCCGGAATCGTTCCGAGGATGTTCTGACGGCTCGTCCCGCGAATGCGGCGCAAACCGACTCGATTGATCAGCTTGCTGTACCGATCCAGATTGTCACGGATCAGCTCCAGCAGCACGTCCGGAATCGTCAGTTCGACACCGGACACGGCGCGAGTCTGCGATTGCCCGGCTATCTCCCGGGCCCGCTGCAGGAATTCCCGGACATCTTCCCGGGCAACGAGCGCGGCGCGTTCTTGCCGCGAAAGATTGCGGAAAATGCTCATGCGTTTTTCACCCCTGTACTCGAATTGTTGCGCCGGCTGCGGTGCCGGCGATTCAGCCGACCGCTGATTGACGGCCGGCGCCTTCGCATTGAGCTGCTCCAGCTCTGCCTCGAGCTCGGCGATCTCGCCTTGCAGCTTCGACTTCTTCTGCTCCAGCTCCGCCTTTTGGGCCTCGAGCTTCCCGACTTCCTCTTCCACAACAGCCAGCTCCTCGTCGGTCTGCGCCTCCGTGGCGGCCGTCTCCAGCTCCTCGCTGCGCTTTTGCAGCTCCTCTTCCTGGATCAGGAGCTCCGCCAGCGCATTCTTGCGCTGCTCAATCTTCTTGCTGATCAGCAGTTGCCTGAGTGCCAATGTTTCTCACCCTTTCGATGATTTTTTGTCGCCGCGCCTCAAGGAGACGGGCGCGGTGTTCTTCGACTTGTTTCCGTCGGGCCTGCACCCCGGTGTCTTCGTAGGCCGGGAAGGTGACGACGCTGACCTCGTGCAGATCGACCTCACGAATCGTCCACTTCACGGAGCCGTCTTCGCGCCACTCCGTGTCTTCGCGGACAATATTAAACCCGAACGAACACTGGTCCACGTCCCCGCGCTTCACGCGCTCGTAGAGGTTCATGGCATCCGTATCGTTCGGGTTGATCTTGATCCGGCCCCACAACCCGTAGCTGTCCTCGCGCAGCTCCAGCGTGCCGGACTTGTTCCGGCCGAGCACCAGGCGCGTCTCATGGTTGATCAGCGCGCGGATGTCGTTCGACAGCGTGTTCGCGAACGCGCCGGGCGCGATCTCCTCGTAGGCACCAGGCCAGAGCTCCGTCTCTCGGCCAAACACCGCGAAATAACCCTCGATCACCAGTTCGTCGTCGCCTTCGGCCCGTGTCTTAAGCTCGGATCGCATGCTCCGCGTCTGCCGCGCTTCTCTACTCATCCCCCTCCTCACCTCCTTGCAGGAGTTTCTTTTGGTCGCCGATCATGCCGCGCGGAATGTAGTTCTCCAGGATGACCAGCTCATCCAGTCCTTCACGCGGCGACAGACCGACCCAATCCCGGACTTCGTTTCCGTCCATCAGGCCACGGACGAACATGTCCATGCCAATTCGGGTCAGCTCGCCGAGATCGTAGGCGTACAGGCTGCGGGCGGATAAGCGGAAATACAGGTCCGGCGCGTACAGGATCTTGTTCGTGAGCTCCTGACCGATGATCGTCCCGATGGATGCGATCCGAGTTCTGATGAAGTTGTTCATCTCGTCCTTCTTGAACTCGCCCACGCCCACGAAAAACGGCGGCACGCCGAGCATGGCCGCCACCGTTCGTTTGTCGATCTGGACGCTCTCATGGATCGCGATGTCCTGCAGGCTGAGCGGCTTCACCGTTTCAACCCGGATGATTCCCTCAGGCAAAATCCACGGCTTTCCGCTCTGTCCGCTGCCGATATACCGTTCGATCAGCTTGTCACGCTCTTCCTCGCTCGCAAACTGCGACGAGTCCGCGTCTACCATGACGATGATCGACGGCCGCCACTTATCGCCCATGAAGGCGTTCTTTGTCTTCGCCGCTTGCGCGAGGTTCGCCACGACATCCCTGAGGATCAGTCGATACCCGCGACCGCGCCACGGCTCCTGCGGGTCCGGGTTAATCTTGAAGTGCAGCACTTCGTCGTGGTTATAGACGCGGCCGTTGATCATGACCTGATAGCCAGTCGCCAACCCGATCGCGTTCTGCTGCGGCGGCAGGATCGTCACCACGTGCGGCGGAATTGGAATGAGCTCCTCCAGGTACCCGTCTGTGCTGAACACCGGGAAAACAAAGGCGTTCCCGTCCCCTTCGAGCAGCATCGTGTGCACAATGAAGTACAGCCACGCCTTCCGAGTCATGAGACTGTACGGCTCGATATCCACTTTTCGCGAGAGCTCGTTCTGCACCCGCTCATGCCCGCCCGGGACGTTTCGCATAAGGTGGATCGTCATGTTCGACACCATGTCTGCGATCCGATCGACGGCCATCCTGACCTCAGGGTTCTCGGATAGCCTGACGTAACCGGACGGAAGCGTCAGGTCGTCACTTTTGAGCCAGTACCCGATCAGACTTTCGCTGCTGCGCTTCGCAGTCGGTTGCCGTGCCCGTTGTCGTTGTCTCTTGCTCACGTTGTGGACTCACCGCCCTTCAGCCACTGGTCTTGCTTCTTCAGCTGGTCGGTATCCTCCAAATACCGGACACAAGCAAAAACCGACGCATCAAACAGGTCAATGCGCCGGTTTTCTTCGACCTTCTCGTACTGTATCGAGTCGTCCGCCCGCTCTATGCCGCGGACGTTCTGTACGCAATACTCGTAGGCGTCCGAATGCAGGTAGTAGAGCTTTCCATCCTTCGCCTTCTGCTCGATCCGGCGGAAACCCATCGACCTGCGCCAATAGTATTGCGGCTCGTCCACCAACTTGAATCCGGCCTTTTTCGCCCCCCGAAAAAACTCGGTCGAAAATCGCCGGTCGAACCCAATCTGCTTGATTCGGAATCCTTTCTGCCGCATCTCCTTGAACCACGTCACGATCTCGGCGTGATTCGTGACCGGCGTGTTCGTCATCGTCAGCCAGCCGTCATCCCGCCAGCCGAACAGCGGGATTCCGTCCTCCTCCGCCTTCTGCGTTGCCGCGACGACAGGGAACCAAGCGTGCGTGATGACGATCGCCACGTCCTGATATTCGCCATAGAGTGCAGCGGCCGTGAGGTCGTGTAGCTTCGCCAGGTCAGCGCCGCCGTACCAGACGATCGGCAGCTTTGCGAGCTCCTCCAGCGTCCAGTTGTATTTGCGGTCGCTGGCCCGAAATTCGTGGATGTCGAAATAGGCATTCATCGCGGCCGTGTAGACGTTGAGCGACTTTGCCAGAAAGTCCTTCCGCTGCTGCGGGTCATTCTGCGCCTGCAGCGCCTCGTTCATCATGTCCTCAGGCCGAATGGTCACACCATAGCTCGGGTTGGCCTTCTCATGCTGGATCGGGTCCGTGTAATCGACGTTTCCGCGCTCGTCCTCGTCGGCCTTCGCGATGAAGACGAAATACTGCTCATCCCGGACCGTCTTATCCAGAATCTTCTTGCAGTATTGAAGCCGCTGATAACAGAAGCTGCTCATGTCGTCTCCGGCCGTCGTGATGCCAATCATAAGCTTATTCGTGTACGCCTTCATGGCCTCTTTGATGATGTTGTACTGCTTGGGCGTCTTGTAGGCGTGCAGCTCGTCGGCGATCGCGATGTTGCAGTTGAGCGAGTCCTGCCGGTCCGGATTCGCGGCGAGCGCCTCGATGAAAATCGAGCCGTCACCCAGGTCGCCGCTGATGCTGTGCTCCTGGTTATTGTTCAAAATCCGGAAATTTTCGGCCTCGCCCATGCGCTGCAGATTGTACAGGATGAACTCGAACGCCTGCCGCGACTGCCGCAGCGCCGCGGCTACAATATAGATCGTCGCGCCCGATTTCCGACTGAGCAGTGCCAGCGCCCAGGCCAGTGCGGCGACAAACCGTGTCTTGCCGTTTTTTCGCGGCACAAAAATAAACGCCTCTTTGTAGCGGCGTTCGTTAGTTCCCCTCTTCCAAAAGCCAAGCAGGTTGTAAACGATGAACTTCTGCCACGGCTGCAGAAGAAACGGCTTGTTTTTCAACGGCGTTCCGTCGATCGCTTCGCCCTTGTCGTGGACGAAGGTTCGCTCGATGATCTGGATGACGAATTCCGGGTCCTTCGTGCGCAGCTCGTATTCCGGATTCTCAAGGTCGTCCAGAAACCGCTGGCACGCCTGCACCAACTCCTTGCCGGCGATCTTCCTTCCCTCGACGATGCTCCTGGCGTACTCCATAACGGCGGGCAGGTTCTTTCCATGATTTTTCACGACAACTCACTTAAAACCTTGGCCAAAGTCGACTTTGGTTTGTCGCCAACTTCATCCTTTATGCGCCGCAAGCCCGCCGGAGTTAAGCCGAGTTCGCGGGAATAGGCAAGGATATCGTCTCGCATCTTTTCGATCGCCTGGTACAACGGGTGCTTCACTACATTAGTGGAACCGTTCTTGTTCGTGTGTTTGACAAGAATGTTGCCCCCGGTACGTTCATGCAGTTCTACTGCCGCTTCGTACTCCGCCAGCGTTTTAGCCAGCACATTGATGGAGTGCTCGAAGCTTTTGTTGTATGTCCCGACTGCCTTCATTTTTTTGATGATGTCTTTTTTGTATTTGGCAATGTCCACTACACGTTCACCACCTCAAGCTTCTCAGCCCTTCTACCGGTAAATTCCTCCCACCTGCGGACAATAACATCCGCATACTTCGGATCAAGTTCCATCAGATAAGCACGCCTGCCGGTTTGTTCCGCAGCGATCAACGTCGTGCCTGAGCCGCCGAACGGATCGAGGACAATCTCTCCGGTTTGGCTTGAGTTCAAAATAGCCCGCGCCACAAGGGCGACAGGCTTCATCGTCGGATGCTCGGAGTTGCGCTGCGGGCGTTCAATTCTCCAAAGCGTAGTCCCAGCGTCGTCTGATGCATATTCGACCTGGTAAGATGGTACGGACAAGACGAGCGTGTGGATCCCGTTCTGGATAGTGATCAGATGCCGTCCATCTTTCTCGACGATAGTTACACCGTGTTTGTCCTCGATAATCGTGTCCTGCTTTCGGCCACCATACCACTTATGTGCAGCTCCAGGCTTCCAACCGTACAGGATCGGCTCATGACGCCAGTGATAGTCCTGACGACCGAGCACAAGCGAGTTTTTCGCCCATATCAGGCATTGCTTGAGCAGCCAACCCGCTTCAATCATTGCTGACCGAAAGTTCACGCCTTCCGAATCAGCATGTGCCACATAGATGGCTCCCCCGGGTTTGGTCACTTCGAACATGCATTTGTATGCCTGATACAAAAAGTTGTGAAACTCGTGATCCTTCATGCTGTCGTTCTGAATACGCAATCGATCCGCCGTCTTACCTTCATACGCCACGTTGTATGGCGGATCGGTAAAGATCATGTCTGCAAGCTGGCCGTCCATGAGGCGCCGCATATCTTCCGACTTCGTGCTGTCACCGCACATGAGTCTGTGGCGGCCAAGAATCCAAATGTCGCCGGGTTTTGTTATCGGCTCCGCAATTTTCTCCGCCTCTCCTGCAGCGTCGAAGTCATCCTCGACGATTTCGCCTTCATCTCCATCCTTCCCAATCAACTCCAGGATTTCCTCGTCGCTGAAACCCGTCAGTTCCATGTCAATCCCGGCGTCTGAAAGCTCCGCGAGAAGACTGGCCAGCATTTCCGTGTCCCAGTCTCCGCCCATTTTGTTCAACGCTAGGTTCAGGGCCTTCTCTTTTTCCGCATCCAGGTCCACGATGACGACGTCGACCAGTTCATATCCGAGATCCAGAAGGATTTTCAGCCGCTGGTGACCGCCGACGACGTTTCCGGTCCGCTCATTCCATACGATCGGTTCAACATATCCGAACTCCAAGATCGACTTTTTCAGGCGCTCATACCGAGGATCGCCAGGTTTCAGGTCGATCCTCGGATTGTAGACAGCGGGATTCAGTTTATCGATCTTCACCTTCTCGATCCTCACGCCTTTACCCCCTCTCACGAAAAAACCCGCACTATTGGAAATGGGGCCGCCCGCCCGGTCCCCAGCGGCCTCGCCCCGACCCTTGAGGGGAGGGGGGGGGGGGGTGTCTCAGCCAAACTGGATGCTTAAAGCCACGAGACCAAGAAAGACTTCAACGCTCTCTCCGGTAAAGCTGATTCCGAACATGATCGTGGCCGGAAAAAGCACGTAACCCTCAATACGCTTGATTCGCATCGACCCTCACAACCTCCCTGACTTTATCCCTCCACCGCTCACCCGCAGGCGTCAGCTCGCCTGTCAGGCGATCGTGCATCCGCTCGTGGCACTCATTGCACAGGCTCACGAGGTTCGCGCTGACTAATGCCAGCTCCGGATACCGTTCCAGCGGGTAAATGTGATGCACCGTCTGGGCCGGCGTCGTCTTGCCATATCTGCGACATTCCTGACACAAATAATTGTCGCGGCGCAGAATCGTCTCACGCTTCTTGCGCCACTTGCTCGATTTGTAGAATTTCACGCCCTCACCCCACAATCAACCCGGACGCCGCCCCGCACCGTTCCGGTCCCGGCGAGGAGAGGGCTGGCTCATACCCCGGCGAGGCGGCTGGACGAAAAAGAGCCCAGGCCGATCTGGCCGGGGCTCAGATGTATGCAATACTTCGACAATACCAGTTTAGCATATTTCATGAGGCCAAAAGTGCAATGAAAGTGCAATTTTTATCTCCAACCCAGTTTTTCTGCAATCGCATATACAATCTCATCCCGCCAGTTCATCGCGGTCCGCCGGCTCACATCCAGCCGCAACGCAATCCCGTCCCACGTCAATGTCCTCGGCTTGTCCCAATACCGCAGCTGCACCAGCTGCTTTTTCTTTTCCGGCAGCCGTTCGACGACGCTCTCAATCGCCTCGACGATCCGCTCAAGCTGCTCGATCCGGCGATGCGTCACCATCAGCACCGCAGTCCGCCCGGTCGGATCGCCCGGCATGTTCCCGCGGCTGCCGCCGGCATTCTCATTAGGCGGCGCCGAGGCGTGCAGGATCTCGTTTTTCAGACGGACGATTTCCTTCCGGGTGTCGTGATAGGCGTACAACTCGGATTCGACATGCTGGAATGTGCCACGGCGCAATTTGATTTGGATCATCCTCTCGCCTCCTTCCCCCCAAATCATTCCACCGTCACCCCGATTTCTTTTAGCACCGCATTTTTCACTTCCACCGCCGAAAACATGACGTAAATCGTCCCGTCTCCAAAGTCGTTCACGATTTCGCCGATCGGGCCGCCTTTCCATAGCCGCCGGGTATTCGTTTTCCCCCAACGACCCGGAATGCGAAATCCCACAGATGCCGTATTACCTGCAAGTTCAATCTGCCGGTCACAATGTTCTATAATCTCTTGTGGTGTCACTCCACCGTCACCCCTACTTCACGGAGGATGTCGCGTGCTCGTTGGCCGCTGTCGTCTATGATTGGCGCGTCTTGATCGAGATAACTGGTTCTATATTCGTAATTCTTCGTATCCGCATACCACCGCAACCCCTCGATCAGCTTGTCCAGCTCTCGGTTCACTCGTTCCAACCCTCCAGTCACATCCGTGCTCACCCCAAAAACTCCGTCCCACAGCTCCCGGATCTCCTCCGCCTTCGCCACCACGGCGGCCTTTTGTTTCGGCGTAAGCACGATGTCCATCGCCTCTTGATAGTGCTTCTCAGCCAACCGGTACGCCCGGGTGTGCATGTCATCCATCACACGCCAGAAATCGCGGTAACCCAGCTTTCTGACTCGCTGGTAAAAGGCTCGTTTTTCTTCGCGGCTCATACCACAATCGCCTCCCGTATCCGCTCAATCCTCGCCTTCACAGCCTGCATCAAGGCTTCCTGGCCGGCTGCTTTCCGCTCGATCGCTTCCACCGCATCCTCATCCATCGTGTCCTCGGCCACCAACCGCAGCACCACGATCCGTTTGGTTTGCCCCTGCCGGTGCACCCGGGCGTTCGCCTGCAGGTAATCCTCGAGGCTCCAGATCTGGTCGAACCACACCACGGTCTGGCANCTCGACTCCTGCAGGTTCAGCCCGTGCCCGGCCGATTTCGGATGAAGCACCAATAACGGAATCTCATCGTTGTTCCAGGCCCGGATGTCCTCTTCGCCGTCCTTCCCCTTTCGCAACACCCGGGCCTGCGGAAACCGCCGGCAAATCCGGTCAAGGCTGTGCTGATAGTAGTAGAACACCATGACCGGCTTTCCGTTCGCCGCCTCGATGATGTCTTCCAGCGCGTCCAGCTTCGCGTCGTGAATATGCTTCACTCCGCGCTCCTCGTCGTACACGGCGCCGGAAGCCATTTGCAATAGCTTGTTCGACAGCACGGCCGCCGTGCTCGCCACAACGTCCGCATCGGCAAACGGCAGAAGCAGATCGCGCTCCAGCTTCCGGTACAACGCCCGGGCCGTGTCCGACAGCCGAATCGGCACGGTCCGCTCGACCAGCGGCGGCAGCTCCAACCAGTCTTCGGCCTTCATGCTGACCACGATGTCGCCGATCGCCTCGTAGATCCGCTGTTCGGCTTCGGCCTTCGCCTTCCACTCCGTGTAGTTGCTTTTCACGATCGGGATGAAGAACCGCTCACGGAAGCCCGTGATCGTCCGGCCCAGACGCTCGCCCTGGTCAAGCAGATAGATCTGCGCCCATAGGTCCATCAGACCGTTCGGCGCCGGCGTGCCGGTCAACTCCACCAGCCGGCGAATGAATGGCCGCACTCGCCGGAGAGCCCGGAACCGCTTCGACCGGTGATTTTTGAAACTGCTGGACTCGTCAATCACTACCATGTCGAACGGCCACCGGCTGCCGTATTCGGCCACCAGCCATTCCGTGTTCTCCCGGTTGATGATCCAGATGTCCGCGTCTGTTTTCAGCGCCCGCCGGCGCTGCTCAGCTGTGCCCAGCACCTTCGCAATCCGCAGATGCCGGAGATGATCCCACTTCTCGACCTCCCGCGGCCAGGTGTTTTCCGCCACTCGCAGCGGAGCGATCACCAGCACCCGGTTCACCTCGAAGTAGTCGTTCAGCAGAAGATCGATTGCCGTCAGCGTCGCCGAAGTCTTGCCGAGGCCCATGTCGAGAAGCAGTGCAATATACGGCGTATCGATGATCCGCTGGATGGCATACTCCTGATATTTGTGCGGCGTAAACTTCACCCACCGGTCACCTCCCGTATAAACCGGTCAATCCCTTCGTGCGAATCTATCACATAAACCTGATGTCCCAACTTCCGCAGCTCCCTCGCCCATTTCTCCTGTAACGGCTCGGGACGCTCCCCCGGCGCCTTCATCTCAACGAACACTGTCCGGCCGCCGGGCAGCAGGACAATCCGATCCGGCACTCCGCGATTCCCGGGGCTGACCCACTTCGGCGCCCGGCCGCCCAACCGTTTGACCTCACGAACCAGCCGCCGCTCAAGGGCCGACTCCCGCATTTCAGAACCCCCTTTGCCGAAGTTGCCGAAATTGCCCTATACGCGCGTATTCTTTTTATTTTTGCGTTTAGCATATCTCTCAAAACGCGCTTTTATATGCTAATCATCTTTTTTCTTTTTAATTAGAATTAAAGGCAACTACGGCAACCATATAAGATAAACCCTTGATACTACTGGGTTTTCGAGGTTGCCGTAAAATCGTTTTTGCGGCAACCTGCGGCAACCCCTCGGCAACCGTTCGGCAACCGTTCGGAAACCTTACGTAAACCTCATTTTATTCCATTTCCCCCCTCCTGTTGGTTAACGCGTTCAAACACCCGTTGAACGCCATATCCCGGGATTTTCGCCTTCCCTTTCCGCTCCACCCAGCCGGGCATGCGTCGCATGATGTCCATGATCTCCTTCGCCTCCCATGACTTCATGTCGCCGCGGCGCTTGCCGAGGCACTCTACCCATATCTGCGCAGCACACACCCGCTGCCGTTTTCGCCCGGTCGGCCGGTCTAGCTCGTCCAGCTCCTCGCTCTCGAGCCACTCCTGGATGATGCCCTCCCGCGGATCGGTTTCGGTATACATCGCTTGCTGCCTTTCCGCTTCCTCCCGGGCTTCCTTATCCAATTCCAAGCTCTCGCCCGCCCTGAACCACGTAAGAACCTCCGCCCAGATTTGCCCAACCAGCTCGTCCGTGAGGTGCTCCCAGTGGTTCAGTTCTGCCCTCTTCGGGTCCACCTCCACTGGCCAAAACCGGCGGTTTCCAGTGGTGTCCCGCAGGAATTCCCGCGTATTCGTCGTGCCGAAGAATACGCACTTCCGCGGAAACTCCGACACCTGCCGGTCATANGCCACCCGNTAGCGGTCTTCGGTNTTNGANAGNAACGCCTTNACTTCTTCCACCTCCGACCGCTTCATGGCGGATAGCTCGCTGATCTCAAAGATCCAGCCGTTTTGCAGGTGCTCGCCGGCCTCTTTGTTTTCGAAGGTTTTGAGTGAGTCGGAAAACCACTTCCGGCCCAGCTTCGCCAGCAGCGAGCTTTTGCCAGCTCCTTGCGGACCGATCAGGACGAGCATCTGGTCGAATTTGCACCCGGGCCGGTAGAGGCGGGTAACGGCGGCAAGCAGCATTTTCCGCGTTACCTGGCGGACGTAGTGCGTGTCCGCTGCGCCGAGGTACGTGATGAAGATCCGCTCCGCCCGCTGCACGCCGTCCCACACCTGCGATTCCAGGTATTCCTTGATCGGGTGGAACCTCCGGCGACGGGTGACCTCGGTGAAGGCGTCGAGGATCGCCGTCGCGCCCCGTATGTTGTATTTCTTGCCGAACCAATGCCGGAGACGACGGTCGTCCTCCGCCAGCCACGGCTCGTATGGCGCGTCCGGTTTTAGGCGCTTTCGCCAGGGCAGGTCCTTGCGGATGACCTCTGTGTTGGCGAATTCGTCATAGGCCAGGACTCCCTTCCACTCGCCGCGGGAGAGGATGATTTCGATGTTCCCGGGCGTCGGCAGGATCTCGCCGGTCCGCTTGTGCCGTTCAAGCAGCTCCATCCAGCTGTTGTCGTCTTCCTCATCGTCGTCCGCCTCTTCTTCCAGCTGCCGGGCGATCTCCTCATACTCCCGCTGACGTTCTTCGGTCATGAGGCGTTTCACCGCCGGGTCCTGGGCGGTAAAGGCGCACATGGCGGCATAGCTTGGGAGCTTCGTGATGTTCGTCGTCTCCGCCACGTCGTCGTCCAGGTGGCCGAACTTGTGAATTCGGACCAGATCGAACGCATTAACCTCCCGGCCGCTCACTGGATCGCTCTGATGGTGCGAATAGGCGAACGTGTCGTTATCGTAGACCACCAGGCCGCCGTGTCCGGTACCGTGGACGTAGGTGTAGCGGGTGAGGCTGTCGTCCACCGGCTCATAAACGTCCGGCAGAAACGTTGCGATCGCCTGGCTGATCGTGTAGCACCGGCAGAAGGCACCCACCAGGCCCTGCTTCCCGTGCGGGTCTTCCATCTTCTTCGCCGGCTGCCGCTCCGGCCGGATGTCCTCCGGATGACGCGGCCAGCTCGAAAAATCCTGCCAGTCAGCGTATTCCGCCAGCACCGTGTCGACGTCGATCGGCTCGCCATCGTAAACCAGCAGAACCGGCTCGGCGTCTTTCGAGCAGCTCGGCAGGTACATGAGCCTGTGCACGTCGAACGTGGTGCGGTCGAAATAGTGCATCCCGATCCAGTCGGCGATCTTGCGACTGACGGCGCCGTACTCGTCCGGGCTCATCCGGCGGCTCGCCGGGGCGATCAGGCGGTATCTCGGCCGGTGCGGCCGGTGGCTGTGGGTTGAATAGACGACGTATGCATGGCCGCCCAAGGCGATCTCCGCGGCGAACAGGAAATCCTCGTCGGCGTGATCGGCGTCAAGCGTGATGAGGCTGCGGGACTCCACGTTCTGCTTCTTCCGCCGGCCGCCCCGGATGAAGCCGCCCACGAATGCCGGGCCGTTCTTCACCTTGTCCCTGGCCGGGGCGCTCATCCGGTCGTACTCGGCCATGGTTTCGCTCGTCCGCCGGACCTTCCGCAGCCGGTCGACGAACTCTTCCCAAGTCAGGTATTCCGGTTTCCAGTTGGTATCTTCCCGACGCTTGCCGAAGCTGATGTCGAGTTCCATATTGACACCCCGGTCATAATTCGACTTTGCGGAATGGCATGATCAGCACATTACTTTTCTTTGGCTTGGGGAAAACGAAAGGCGTTATCCTTCTCTCCGGGATGGCGAGGCGCTGGAGATACTGCTGCAGCTCCTCCGGGCTCAGCTTGTACGTGATTACCGGTCCGGATCCGCGAGATTTCAGCTCGACATCGCATTTCGGTACGGGTGTCCCGTGAACTCTAAAAGATCGGCCAGGCAACATGCCGCCCACCCCTCAGTCATCCTTCTGGTAAAACTCGCATTCGAATCCGGCCGCGGCGAGCGGGAGCCCCGGGGCCCAATCGATGGGCTGCGTCATGATCTTCGTGACCTCCTCCATGGAACCGAAACCGACCGGCACGTCCAGCACAACCTCATCGTGAACGTGCATGACGATCTGGTACCCTGCGGCTGAAAGGCGCCGCAGCGCGACTGCCAAGCAGTCCCGGGCGATGGCCTGTACGAGGTTTTCGACGAGGCGTCCACCATATGTCCGGTGCGACGTCCACTTCTTTTTCACCTGGTCCATTCCGTCGAACACGAGGCCGTCCTTGCCGAAATTCGGGTCCGGCTTGATGCGCGGATTTCGGTAGGCCAGGCTGCGCCCGCTGGGCAGGTCCGCGAAGAGGTATCCCGAAGAATACCGATACCGGACGCCATGCTTCAGTGGTACCGTGGTTTTCTCGAGGACGGCTCGGATGGCGGCCTCTTCGGTCTCGTACCAAAGCCGAACGATGTTCGGGTTTGCCTCGCGCCACTGCTTCACGAGCAGCGGATACTGATCCGGGTCGATTTCCTTCTTAGTGTCCATGACAGCGAGCGCGTTCACGCCGCCCTGATAGCCGCAGGCAAGCTCCGCCACCTTCCCGAAGGGCCGATATTTGTAGNTCTCATGCCCTTTCACAATGGTTTCGAAGGGAATCCCAAACATCCGGGAAGCCGTGGCCTCATACACCTTTCCGTGCCCACGGAACACCTCCAGCTTCCACTCTTCGTCCGCGAGCCAGGCGACAACCCGGCCCTCGATCGCCGAGAAGTCTGCTACGATAAACCGGCATCCAGGCGACGGGATGAAAGCCGTTCGGATGAGCTGCGACAGGACGAACGGCGGCGGACCGTAGAGCATTTCGAGCAGCTCGAAATCGCCGTTTCGCAGCGTTTCGCGGGCGAGAGCCAGATCGTTTCCGGTGATTGAGTTTTTCGGCAAGTTCTGGACCTGGACAAGCCGCCCGGCCCAGCGCCACGTCCGGCCGGCGCCGCAGAACTGCAGCAGCCCCCTCGCCCGCTCATCCGCGCACATGCAGCGCTCCATGGCTCGATACTTGTCCACGCTGGTCTTGGCCATCTCCTGCCTCAGCTCGAGCACCCGGCGCGTTTCTTCGTCCGGTGCTTGATTAAGTAGGACCGGCATTTGCTCTTTTGCGAGACCCTCCGAAGCGTCGACGCCCCGCCCCGCGAGCCACGCTTTAAGCTGCTCCACGCTGTTCGGGTTCTCCAGTCCGGTTAGCTCCTTGGCCTCGGCTATGAGACGCTCCTCATACTGCGCATCGCAGGCTATGGCTTGCCGGAACAGCGTCGGATCGAGCCGGATGCCGCGGTCGTTGATTTCCTGATCCAGCGCCCACAGCCCCCATTCGTGGTCAGGAAGCGGAAATCGCTCCAAGAACCGCCGGATCTCCCGTTCCACGACCACGTCCTGGCGGTTGTACTCGATGAATTGGCGCCACTTCTCCGGATCGTGTTCCGGAAAATTCCGCGTCCGGCCGCCGTTCGCTTTTGTCGGGCTGCACGGTTCGCTGAAATACTTGATGAGTGCTTTTCCGCGCTGGTCTTTTTTCGCCTCGAGTCCGAGCGCTTCTGCCACGCCTTCCAGGCTCCCGGGAAGTCCCAGCGCAAGCGACCAGACCATGGTGCAACGCCACTGCCGCGGATCGCAGCGGATCCCGAAGTGCTTCTCAATGCAGACCCGTTCAAAGTTGGCATTGAACGCGGTTTTGATCACAGCTGGGTCGGCGAGATCCAGCCGCACCCGTTCCGGCAGATCCTCAAAGGCCGTCAGATCCACGACCTGGACCGGCTCGTCATCATAGGCGTAAGCGAACAGCAGAATCTCAAAATCCGGCGCCTCCACGTACCGGTACACGCCGCAGTCTTTGAGGCTTATGCTGGAATAGGTTTCGATGTCGATTGAAAGGATAGGCATTGAAAACCCTCCGGACGGTGCAAGAAGGGAGGCCCGGGATCCCGAGCCTCCCGGCCTGCGTCAATTCAGAAAATCGTCGTCCTCGAAGCTCACGTCATCATCAAAATCCACATCCGCGAATTCGTCTTCGAGTCGTGCGCGGCCGCCGAGATATTCGCCGTCCTGGACCTTGACAACGTTATTGATGCCGGCGCCGATACCCTTATTGCCGTTCTTGTTGTAGGCATAGAAGTTCAGGCTCACCCGGGCGTAGCAGCCGGAATAGACCTCGGTGCTGTCCGTAATCTCCTGAAACCGCATTTTTCCGTCCGGGCCCTTTCCGATCGGCTTGGCAATGCCGGGCTTGGTGACACTCGAAGCGTTGATGAAGTAGTGCCCGGCATAGGCAGGATCGTCCGGCCGGTCCGTGTCGCCGTCCCGAAGCGGCTTTTTCAGGTTCGGCGGGAGNTTNCCGCCCCANTTGCTNTTGATGCCGTCCTGGATCGCCGCGTCGATGGCTGCCTTGATTTTGCGCAGCGTCTCCTTGTCGTCCTTCGGAATGAGAATGGAAACGGAATACCGTTCATCCCCGTTTTCCGTCACCTGCGGCTCGAAAAGACGCACATACGAGAGCCGCACTTTCCCCGTGATGACTTTCGTCGCTTCGGAACCATTTGCCATGTCGCTCATTCCTCCCAGTTTTCGTTTGCGAATTCGTGCTCAATGCTGTTCAGCTCCGGCCTCGGGTCCGTTTCTGGCACGAGGACCGGCTTTCCGGGCGGCTTGTGAATGAGCTCGCCCAGGATCTCGGCCAGCTGCTTCTTGCCGATTCTCTTTTCCAGCTCGCCGATTCCGAAGAGCTCTTGCGGCTTAAGGTATACGTCCGGTTTGAGGCCAGCGCCGGCGAGTCGTTCTTTTGCCGCATCCGGATTGGTGATGATTCGGTTGCTCCGGCCTTCGACCAACTTCCAGCCGGGCACTCGTTCGCCGGCCACCGCTCGCTCAAGGGCGTATTCCTCAACATCTTTTGCCCAGTCGGCCAGCT